TGACTTCAACACAATTTAAAAGGGAAAAATCCTTTTGTGAAATGAAATAACATAACATATCAAACAACCTCATACATTTTATATACTGTTAATGAAATGATGTTTGTGCTTGCACTGGAAGAAGAAAAAACAATCTTGCTATCTCCAACCGGGATTTTGAAAAAATTATCCTTCGTAATGTCCAACAAATTCATTAAATTCGTTTCTTTCTTCCCGGAAACAAGCGTTGCTTCAAGCATTCCATCGCGCGAAGAATATCGCAAATATTCCCCTTCCTCGATGGCAACCGGAAATTCTACTTCGTAAAATACTTTGCCATTCTTCACGATCTGAATTGCAGGATTTACACAATAGCCGTTAATGATACAATCGAAAGGGGCTTCCACATGCCCGGAATTGTCGATCATTGTTTCATATGTTCCATAATCGCTATATGTGAAATCGTATTGATAATCGTATCTTTTTTCGTTGGCATCTGCTTCGAATATAAAGCGGCTATTGTTGCGCAAATAATAAAGCGATTTGCATGCAAATTTTATTGTGATCGGAAGTGTGCCCCCGGTTCTTTCGGTCTTGCCTGCTTCCATAATGTCAATATCGCGAATATATTCTTTCCCATCGCCCGGATCATATACAAGATATAATTCGGATGCGGCGGCGCAAAAATCATAAAATTCTTTGAATTTCTGACTTGCGCCCGGATCCATAAATTCTATTTTGCCGCCAACGGTTGATTGCTTGACTTGCATTTTTTTATTTCTCAAAAAAGAATTTCCTATGCGAATATATGTTGCATCATGCTTGATCCCCAATCCGGAAGGATCAACCATATACACGCGATTGCCCCACAAGGAAAAACGCTCATTGTATTCGTTTTCAACATAAAATTTCCGCATTTTTTAACCTCCTAGAGCAACGCGCCCAAACTCTTATTCATATAATCAACAAATTGGGATTCCCCGATGTGGACAACGCCTTCTTTTTGCAGGATTGCCGCCAACAAATCAATCATAACATCAAGTTTCGATGCCATTTCTTTATAACCGATGGGATCGCCGTTGTTTGTTAATGGTGTAACCCTTGCGCCCTGCGGCAAATTGATTAATTCCGCCCCGGCTTCTCCCACAATTGCGGATCCGCCTTCGATTGCTGTGCCGCCGCCTGCCAAATAAGGAATTTCCGGCGTGTCTACATGGGAAATATCAAATCCAAATGATGTAACTCCGGTTGCTTTTGTTACCCAATCCGGAACATCAACTTGCAAACCGTTCAATACATCGATCACACTATTAACTCCGGAAGTTACACCGGAGATCATGCCGTTAATAATTCCGATAATTGTATTTACTGGATTTCGCACAATGTCAATCATTCCATTAAAAATATTTGACAAAATGTTTTTCACATTCTCGAACGCCGCCGACCAATTCCCGGTAAATACGTTACTGATGAAATCAGTTATATTTGTGAGGATGTTCGTTAAAATATTTTTCACATTATTAAATGCCGCCGACCAATTGACGGTAAACACATTTTGAAGGAACGTGATAATATTGTTGAAAACATTCGTTAAAATGGTTTTCACATTTTCAAATGCCGCCGTCCAATTGACGGTAAACACATTTTGAAGGAACGTGATAATATTGTTGAAAACATTCGTCAAAATGTTCTTCACATTTTCAAACGCCGCCGACCAATTCCCGGTAAATACATTTTGAAGAAATGAAATAATATCCGAAAATACGCTTTGCATGATCGCAATTTGATTTTGCACGAATGCAACGGCAATATTTACAACATTTGTGATTACGCTTGTTACATTCTCGAATTGTTTTTGCCATTGTGCAAGAACAACTTCCGCCAAATAGACAATAATTTCAATCAATGGCGGCAATACTGCGCCCAATAATTCAACAAGCGGCGTAATCAATGCCATGCATAATTCAATCAAGGGGCTTAATAAATTTATGATCGGCTGAAGCAATGACAAAATCGGCGTGATTAACTGAATCAAAATCGGCAAAACCATGTTCACAATCTGCAAAATTGGCGGAAGCAACATGTTAATCAAATTAAGAAAAACCGGAAGAATTGCTTCGATTATCTGCGTAAATAACGGCATTAATGCAGAAATCAACGAAGAAACCAACGGTAAAACAGTGCTTACAATTTGCATGATTGGCGGAAGCAATGTTGAAATCAATTGCATCAATGGCGGAATCAAACTTTCGAACAATTGCGCAATAACTGGCGTTACTTGTGCGAATAGTGATTCAATCATTGGCATGTTGTCTTGTATCAACTGTACAAACTGCATAATGATCGGAATCAAGGCATTGCCAAGGGGAAGAAGAAGCGTTTCGAAATTGCGCTTCAAGCCCTCGATCATGCTTCCAAGATCATCATATTTGATATCGTTAATTTCTGTTAATGCATCTTTTGTATTACTGATTGCGCCTTCTGTATCTGACATGGCAAGAATGGCATCTTCGCCGAGATCTTCCCACATAGTGCCCATCAATTGTTGTCCGAGTATGTAACGCTCGTTTTCATCCTCAACGCTCTGCAATGCCGCAAGAATCTCTTGCGTTGCCCCCTGCGCTTCTTTTCCTCCGGCGGCGTATTTTTTATTCACTTCTGCCACATTCAAACCAAGCTTTTCAATAGCCTTGTTTGCTGTGCCGTCCTGCATGCGAATATTAAATTCCTTCGCCGCATCGCCTAATTTGTCGATGCTCCATGTGCCGGATTCTGCGCCGTTTGCAAGCATGTTGAACATATCTTCCGCGGAATAGCCCATTTGCGAAAATTGCACGCCGTATTCGTTCAATACATCAAGCATATCGCCGTTTTGGTTCAATCCGCTTTGTGCGCCCTGCGCAATCAAATTATAGGCTTCTTCGCCGGATATGCCGAACTGATCCATTAAAGAATTTGCCGCCCGGACACTCTCGGAAACTTCAAAATCAAACGTATCGCGAAGCATCAAAGCATTTGTTGTCATTGCTTCCAACTCTTCCGCGCCCATGCCCTCGCCCATAATCCGTTTGACTTCGCCCATTGATGCCGCAATATCTTCAAATGATTCGCCGTAATTGGCTTTGTAGATATTTAACATTGCATCCTCATATTTGCCCAACTCTTCAACGGCTGTTCCGGTTGATGCCGCGAAATCATTCATTGCCGTATCAACATCCGTTGAAACATTAATCGCGGCTGTGCCTACCGCAACGGCGGCAGATGCGGCGGCGGTTGCAATGCCTGCCGCCCATTTCCCGGCGGTTGATATTCCATTGATGAAGGAATCCGCAAGTTTATTCGATTTTTCTTCCGTTTTGGAAATACTGTTTTCCGCTTCGCTTGAATCAACAAAGATTGATCCCATCAATGAAAAAATAGATAATGCCATTGCCGCACCGCCTTTTTATTTGAACTTCTTTTTTATTTCTTCTATTTCTGCCATGCATTCATATACCGGGCGGCGGTCAATATTTCTTCCGGTCACTTTATCAAGGTAAGAATCAAAGGAAACAAAGTTTTCCTTCGTCATGTGGGGAAGCTGAACAACCCATTGCAAGAAAAAGCGGTTTTCCTGCTCCTTCTCCTTTGCCTTCGCAATAATCCGCATTGCCGTTTCGATATCTGATTGCATTATGTATTCTAAATTTCCGTATCTGTGCAGTAGCAAATCGATTATTTCTTCGGAATCAATCGCACTGCACGTTTGAAAAAACTTTTCCACTTCTCAAAATCCGCGACTTGCTCCAACTTATCAAACAAATCAAGCGGATCCATGTGCTGAACATCTTCCCATGTGCATTCGAAGATGTTTGCAATAAAAACATAAATTTCTTTTTCTGTGTTCTGATGCATTGCCTTTTCGAAAATGCCAAGAATCAAATCAACACCAAAATCAATTTTGATTTTCTTTCCGGCGTTTTCCTCTGCACGCTTTGCAATTTCTAAAATCTCTTCTCTAATACCGATTTTTGAAATCAATCTTCCTGCTTCAAACAAATCTCTTGTTTCCAAATTTCTCATTTTCTTAACCTCCGACTAATTTTGAATAAATGAAAAGGGAACGGATGGTTTCCGTTCCCTCTGCTACTTTATTAACCTTGTGCGCCTGCCGTTTCGGACAATGCCGGGTACATCGCTTTAAGGGATGTAAGCATTGTTAAAGCGTTCATAGAAAGTTTTGCAACCTCTCTATCGATGGAAAGGCGATCTTTAACCGGGCCTTTATCTCCATCTGCTCCGATTTCCCGGAACTCTCTTTCTACCTTGAAAGATCCGCCGCCCCTGCAAAGTGCAACATCTGTTCCATCGATTGCAAAAACGCCCAAACCGAGAAGAATTTCTTTTGATCCGGAAACAAGCTCCCCATCAATTTCAATCTTCCAAGGGCAAAGTGTTGTTTCGTCTGCTTGCTTGTCTGTGTTGTTATAACATGCGGTAAACTCGATTGCCGGAACAACCTCGTTTTTCTCTGCAAGCGTCCATTCAAGATTTCCCATGTTGATCGCATCATCCAACGTAATCTTGCAGGCGTTGCCGCCCTTCGTCTTTCCGATCCATGTCAAAGAATGAAAATCAGTGGAAGCAATGTTTCCGCCGTTTCCGGTAATTACTTTTGCCATGTCTTAACCTCCTATTGAATAATTTTGTATTTGAAATTTTAATTGCCTGCGAATCAATGTTTTATCTTCATCATCAATCGGCTTGCGGCTGATGCGGTAAAATGTCGGAAGAACTTCTTCGTTCGGCATATTCGCCGCATTGAACATCGCTTCTATCTGATCCGCAATTTCTTCGATTTGGGAAGTATCTTTGCCCTTCCCCCAAATATCGATAATGAGAATCAAATCATCCCTGTTGATATCGCCAAGATCGATATTTTCAAAATCATATACCGCATGCGGAAAATCTGCTTTCGCATCCGCTACCCGGTAATAGCTTTTCACAATGGAATTGATATTCGATTGAATAATTTTTCGCAATGCGTTTGTTTTACTCATCCGCGCCGCCCTCGTATTCTTCTTCGCTTATAAGGGATAATGCTCGCGCCTCATCCTCTAAAGCGGAAAGATATTGACTTTCGATTTCAATTATTTTCGCAATGTTATCTTGTACGGCATGCGTAAGCAATGCATGCTTCGTTGTTTTCGATGTGCCTAATTCTTGGAAGCCGCCATAAAAGGCATTTGGCTTCATTCCTACTTGCAATTCGATCCGGCTTTGCTTGTGCTTTACCCAATATTGGGTATACTTCCCAACCCTGCCGGAATGCTTCTTGAAACGATCGTAAAAAGCAATGCGGAATTGCTTGCAAACGTATTTCCCGACATCGCGAAGCGCGGCGCGTGTCAATTCGCGGATCGTGTAATTTACCCGATCAACGCTTTGCGTATACACAACATTTCCATCCTTGCTTACTTTCGTTATGCTCTTAGGAATCGCCATCGTTCACAACCTCCAAACGAACGCCGCCATAACAAACAATTTCAATTTCGTTTCCGGTTCTAAAGGTTCGCAAAACCTTATACCGGAAATTGTTATAGATCAATTCTTCTTGATTGTCATAATCAAGATAATCCGGAAGCACAAATTTGATTTCCGGTTTCAATCCCTGCGCCTGCGCTTGATAGAACTCGGATTGCCCGATGCTCTTAATCTTCGCGAAGCGCATTGCCTTTTCTTTTGTTTCAATCTGATCCCCGACTTCATTTGTTTCATGCTTTGTCGATAGTAAATAAATTACTTCGTTATACATTGGCTTTCCCACTTTCTGCATAATCATCGCAAAGGCTCAAAGAATCGCGAAGGTTTTCAAAAGCTTGCTTGAATTGATCGCCCTTGCCGTTAAAATCATATTGCCATTTGCAATACAATTCCGCCGCCTTGATAATCAAAGCATCTTCGGAATCTGAAACGGCAATCGCCGGATCCACTCCAACGCGCTTTAATTCAAGCATGCAGGCATCAATATTTGATGTGATATCGGTATCTAACATGGTATGAAATATTCTCATTGATAGTTTAATTTTTTCAAGCATTTTCAAACCTCCGTTGTATAGAAAACGGCGGCAGACTGTCGGAGAAGCCAAACGCCGCCGCATCTATCAAATTAATTATGCGGTTGCCTTCGCAATCTTAACGAATGCTTCAACCGCCTGCACTTTGCCATCGAAGATCGCGCATCCAAGGAAATCAAATGCGTTTTCTCTTGTGACGAACTGGGAAGTTACGTTCACATCCTCCTGCAAGTTGCCCACATAGCCGCGATAGAAATCGCCAAGGATTGCTTCATGTGCGGTCACACGCTCGTCAAAATTAACAGGCTTGCCCATGATGCGATATTCGCCGTTGGATTCGGTAACAATATTGTTCTTGCTGTTATTCATAAGGGGATAGAAATCTGCGAAGAAAGTTGCAGAACTCATATACCATTCAGCATCCGCGAAATATCCTGCCTTCATAAGACTAACAACCCCGGTCACATTTGCTTCGGTCAAAGAAGCTGTTTTTGCAACGGTAACGGAATTTGTTGCGCTCCATGTAATAGCATTAACGCCCTGCGCTTCTCCGGTTCCGGTTCCGTTGAAAATCAATGCATCAATCTTCTCTGCAACCTTGCGCGCAATCTTGTTTACAAGCCATGTTTCGAATGCATCGATGGACATAGTCAAAACAGATTTTGAAATGGTAACAAGCTTTGTTACCTCATAGCCTGCAAGGGAAACCTTCAACAAGGT